TGTAGATACATCTCGCAAAATCGACCACTCGGGTCAAAAAAATATATATAGGCTTCAATAGGGTCGCTCCCGAACAGCACAATGCCTAGTGCCTTTGAAGCCTTATATAATAGGCATCTTACAAAGGCAGGTAAGAATATGAAAACAGAAAAAAGAATTTGTGAATTTTGTGGAAAAGAATTTATTGATAATTCTATTTCATGCCCACGCAAGTATTGTTCAATCCTATGCAGAAATAGAGCTCGAAATGTAAGGAAAGGTGCAACGAAACTGCATCAAGAGGTCGAAAAGCAATGTATAGTTTGTGGGAAAACGTTCACAACATTTATTCTTCACAAAAAAACTTGCTCTGATGAATGCTCTAAAATAAATCGTAATAAAAGAAAAAGAAAACCATATACAGAAGAGCAAAAACAAAAACGAAAAGAAAAAGACCGTCAAAGGTATTTGAAAAAACATCCCGGTGCACGTACTCAAGAAGAAATCTCAGAATGTAAGCGTTTACGAGATTTAAAAGAAGCTACGGAAAGGGAACGCAGAAAAAAAGAATACGAAAGAAAACAGCAAGAAAGAGCGGAAATTTGTGCTAAAAAAGAAGCACAAAAACAAGCAAATATTGCTTATTGGCAGAAGTATGAAGATGAACATGAATGTTTTTTGTGTGGTAAGAAATTTATAGCACATTATCCTTTAAAAAAATACTGTTCTACTACTTGCGCAAAGAAAAATTCTAGGGTTAGAGATAGCCGACATAGATACAAAAACATAACCGTTGACAAAGGGATTACACTTCCGAAGTTAGCAAAGAGAGACCACAATCAATGTAAGATTTGTGGCCTTTTTGTTGATTGGAATGATTTTATTGAGACTGATAAAACCAAAATATGCGGGGATATGTACCCGAGCATAGATCATATAAAGCCGATTTCATTAGGTGGCTTACATTCTTGGGATAATGTGCAATTAGCACATAGAAAATGCAACTCAGGCAAAAGCAATAATTATGTGGGGTAAATGTCAGCATGAATTATTACGGAATTACATATTTGCAAAACAGACTGAATGCAAAACGTATACGGGTGTTATCCCGGTACGTGTTCTATGAAATGAAGAACATAACGTTTGATTTTGGCATATCATCCCCGCCGGAACTGAAGTATTGGAATAGCGTGATCGGATGGTGTGCGAAGGCTGTTGATAGCTTGGCCGACAGGTTGGATTTCTACGGGTTCAGAGATGACGTGTTTGACCTGGGCGGGATCTACGACATGAACAACAGGGATGTTCTGTTTGATTCGGCTATACTCGGCGCTTTGATTTCATCGTGTGATTTTATTTACATCAGCGAAGATGAAACAGGATTTCCGAGATTACAAGTAATTGATGGCGGCAATGCCACAGGCATTATTGATCCGATAACCGGAATGCTCAATGAAGGCTACGCAGTTATTGAACGGGATCAATACGGGAACGTAACGAAGGAAGCATATTTTACATACGAATACACGGCATATTATGAGGGTGGCTATTTGGTTGATGTAAGAACGAATAAGGCGCCGTATCCTTGTTTGGTTCCTGTCATCTTCCGGCCGGATGCTGTAAGGCCGTTTGGTCATTCAAGGATATCACGTGCTTGCATGGCTATTGTCGGGAGCGCATTGCGAACAATTAAGCGGTCAGAAATATCGGCAGAATTTTATTCATTCCCGCAGAAATGGGTAACAGGTGTTGACCAGAGCGCGGAGCAGATGGATAAATGGACGGCTGCTATGTCGGCAATGATGAAATTCTCGCTTGGTGAAGACGGACAAGACCATGTTAAACTCGGACAGTTCACGCAACAGAGCATGACCCCGCATGTTGAACAGCTCCGGATGTTTGCATCGCTGTTTGCCGGAGAAGTTGGCTTGACGCTTGATGATTTGGGATTTCCGCAGACTAATCCGGCAAGTTATGACGCGATCAAGGCGAGCCACGAGAGCTTGCGCCTGACCGCGAAGAAAGCGCAGAAAAGTTTCAGCACAGGGTTGATGAATGCGGGATTTTTGGCGGCATGTATCAGAGACAATATGAAATATCAGAGGTCACAGCTGGCATATACGGTTCCGGTATGGACCCCTGTTTTCCCTGCTGATGTATCAATGCTTGGTGCAATCGGTGATGCTATCGGCAAGATAAATATGGTATATTCCGATTATCTGACAGAAGATAAGATTTATGAATTAACAGGGATATAAGCTTTCCGTGGCTTTAAACGGGGAAAGGAAAGTTAATAATGGCAGCTGATGTTGTTCCGGGTTTATTGGCGGACATTGAAACCGCTTTTAATACTCACAACTTAAATGATCGGCAGTTGTCTAGGATCACGAAGAGGATCCGCGACGGAACCGCAACACTTGCAGATGGTCATGCTTATGCGGTGCAGATCGGGAAAAACTCATCGAAGGCATTACAGGATGTTTTGACAGAGTCAAATCTTCCTGATGGCAAGCTATATTACAACATAGCCACGCGAACGGTTGTGCCAACGCTTGAGAATAACCAGAAGCTCATCAATGATGCGGCATCCGAGATACAGGGATTTGACGATGCTAAAAAGGGCCTTCACTTAAAGTCTGTGCAGCCGAATTTTCCAAAAGAACGGATAACAGGGCTGATTGATAAGATGACAGCGGAGGATTTAAACCTTGAAGAAGCGCTTGTATGGATAAAAGAGCCTATTGTTAATAATTCGGAGGCTTTTTTTGATGATTTTGTCAAGGAAAATGCTGATTTCAGGAATGGCGCAGGCTTAAAAACCAAAATCTCACGGGTTGCAGAGGCAACTTGCTGTAAATGGTGTGAAGAGCTTGAAGGTACGTGGGATTATGGTGACGCTCCGGAAGATATATACCGGCGACATGAATTTTGTCGATGTGTGGTTACGGTAACAAGCGAGCGCACAAGTCAGAATGCTTGGAGCAAAAAGCAGTGGGAAAGCTCAAGGGAAGAGATTGAGCGCCGCGAGAACACAAAGCCGTCTGTGATGAGTGCAAGGGAACGGCAGGAAATGCTTGACCGTCTGGAAAAGGACAGATCAGTAAAAAAAGTTATGGATGCAACCGGATTTGGTCGGCGTACAGCCGGTGAGATCGTGAACGGCGGCCCATCACTTATACAAAAGGAATTAGAAAAAGCAAGGAATCGACGGAGGTAGACATGAAAAAAGAAGGTTCACAGGAACCCTCTTTTACCAACGTTGAGTACAAGAAAAAACCTTTTAAGACAATAGGCAAGGAGGCAATAGAGCTTTACAAAAGCACAACACAGAAGCTGCTTAAATGGCAGGAAATACAGATAAATTGCATCATGGCCACTAATCCCGACGGATTATGGAAGCACATGGTTTACGGCTTATGTGTCAGCCGTAGAAATGGTAAAGGCGAGATACTTGCGGCACGTGAGTTTGATGGCATTATTAATCTTAATGAAAAGATATGCCATACGGCTCACAGAACCACAACTTCACATGATGCGTTCACCCGGCTTTATACTTTACTGAAGAAGGCCGGATATGAAGAACACTCACGGAAACAAAAAGTTATGCCGGAGCGTTCTTTTTTTGCGTCCAAACAATACGGCCTTGAACATATTGAGATCAGCGGCGGCGGGATCATAGATTTTCGCACCAGAACGAACAATGGCGGTCTGGGCGAAGGTTTTGACCTTCTCATCATAGATGAAGCGCAGGAATACACGACAAAGCAGGAATCAGCATTGATTTATACAGTCTCGGCTTCCCCAAACCCGCAGACAATCCTTGTTGGTACTCCTCCGACGGTTATATCCGGCGGTGATGTGTTTGTCAGACTTCGGGAAAGCGTTTATACAGGGAAGGCACCGGATACGGGTTGGGCTGAATGGTCCATATCAGAGCAAACGGAGGATATATCAGATGTTGAAACGTGGTACAAGTACAATCCGTCGCTCGGATCCATTCTGACAGAACGTAACATTCGCGGTGAACTTGCCGGAGATCCGCTTGATTTTAACATCCAGCGTCTAGGCTTGTGGGTATCCTACAATCAGAAATCTGCTATTTCAGAAACTGACTGGACGGAGATACAGACCACAGCAAAGCCGAAGTTAAAGGGTGATTTGTTCTTAGGCGTGAAATATGGGCGCGACGGTGCAAATGTCGCAATGAGCATTGCTTGTAAGACGGAAGATGGCCACATATTTGTTGAAACCATTGATTGTGTATCGGTCAGGGCCGGAAACAAATGGATGTTTGATTATTTCAAAAATCCGAAGGTCAAAAAAGTCGCGATTGATGGTGCAGGGTCACAACAGATCCTTGCAGATCAGATGAAGGATGCGGGATTTAAACTCAAACCGATACTTCCGGCGGTCCGTGAAATAGTTCTGGCCAACTCAATGTTTGAACAGGATCTGTATGCGAAGAAAATCACGCATAGTGGTCAAGAATCGTTAAAACAGGTAGTTACAAATTGCGAAAAGCGGCCCATTGGTTCAAATGGCGGGTTCGGGTATAAATCCCTAGTGGAAACATACGAAATTGCCATCATGGATTCAATGATACTTGCTTATTGGTTGTGCGTAACAGCAAAAGACACAGTTCCAAAACAATCTATCAGTTATTAGAGCTTCAGGGCTTTAATATATCAAAACTACGTTAACTCAACGGTAAAAGAGGAGAAATGATTATGGCAGAAGAATTTAAAACGATCGAGACACAGGAAGAGTTTGACAAGGCTATTCAGAAAAGATTAGCGCAGAAAGATAGGGAGGTTGCCGAAAGATACAAGGATTACATGGCTCCGGACGCAGTAACAGCTCTGAAGGAAGAGTATGAAAAGAAGCTTGCGGAAGCAAATGAGACTTTATCAAAGAAGACAGCTGAACAGGATCAGCTTGTGGCCGATTTAACAAAACGGGCAACAGCGGCAGAAGGTGATTTACTTAAAAGTCGTATTGCTCATGAATCCGGTGTTCCGTTTGAATTGGCGGGGCGGTTGGTTGGAAAGAATGAAGAAGAACTGAAGGCAGATGCCGAAAAGTTTGCATCATATCTGACCCCGAAAGCAGCTCCTCCGCTTCATACGAACGATCCCGGAAATAATGCAAACGCTGGGATGGCTTCATTGCTTACTCAGCTTAATCAACAGTTCCAGAATTAAGGAGGAATAATATGGGTTCTACATTACAGAGAGGTGTGCTTTTCACTCCTCAGCAGACAAATGAGCTTTTTTCACTTGTAAGGGGTAAATCTTCCCTTGCTAAACTTTCAGGATCAGAGCCTATGCCTTTTAACGGCAAGGACGTATTCACATTCAATCTCGACAGCGAAGTAAACCTTGTTGGCGAGTCAGCAGCTAAGTCAAATGGCGGCGGCACAGTTGCAAGTGTATCAATGCAGCCTGTTAAGATCGAATATGGCCTTCGTGTATCTGATGAGTTCAAGTATGGATCAGAGGAAATCAAACTTCAGTATCTTACCGCTTTTTCAGATGGTTTTGCAAAGAAGGTTGCAAGAGGCCTTGATATCATGGCTCTTCATGGTGTTAATCCTCGTACAGGATCTTCGGCAAGTGTTCTTTCTGATAAGAACTTTGATGCAGTTGTAACGAACAAGGTTGAGTTTGACGAAGCGAACATCAATAACAACATTGAAACCGCAATCGGAATGGTTGAGGCTGCTGAACACGATGTAACAGGTATGCTCATGGCGCCGGCATGTAAGAATGCACTTGCAGCACTTAAAACAGGTACAGGCTTTAATACTCCGCTTTATCCTGAACTTGCATGGGGATCTGTACCCGGAACGCTTAACGGCCTTCCTATCGACAGCAACAGCACCGTTTCATTTGGCAGCAATGCTGATAGAGCTATCGTAGGTAACTTCCGTGACTACTTCAAATGGGGCTTCAGCAAGAACATCATGATTGAGGTTATTGAATATGGCGATCCTGATAACACAGGCCGCGATCTGAAGGGTCACAACGAAGTATATCTTCGTGGCGAAACATACATCGGCTGGGGCATCATCATTCCCGGAGCATTCGCGAAGATCCGCGACGAAGACCCTGCATCCGTATAAGGAGGAAATTTATGCGGTATCGAAACACAAAAACAGGGCTTATTCTTACAACTGATTGCCGCATAAGCGGTGAAGACTTTGAGGAGATCAAGGCAGAAGTAAAGCCGCAGACGGCTCCAAAAGAAGAAACGAAGGCGGTTGTTAAAGAAACAAAGCCCAAAACAACAACGAAGAGGGCGAAAAAATGAGTGAACGTTCATCATTCGCTACGGTTAATGACATCGCGACACTTTGGCGCCCTTTGGCGGCTTCAGAACTTGAGCGGGCGGAGGCATTGCTTCCGCTCGTTTCTGATGAGCTTCGCATGATGGCGGTTGGTGTTGGAAAAGACATTGACGCTATGATTGCGGCATCGGAGCCGTATGCAAGTGTTGTGAAAATCGTTACCGTAGACGTGGTAAGCCGGGTATTAAGGCAGTCAACAGAAGGTGACGCAATGACGCAGGAAAGTCAATCTGCTCTTGGCTATTCATGGAGCGGCACATATGCTGTTCCAGGCGGCGGAATTGCAAATGCCATTATGAAAAATGACCTGAAAAAGCTCGGCCTTGCCAACCAGCAATATGGCAGTGTCTATTTATGGGAAGGACCCAAAAACAATGATTAAGGGTGTTACAGTTCGACTTGTAAAAAAGACCTTAAAAGAGACAAACGCATTTGGAGAGCCTATTTATACCGAAGAGCTTGTGGATGTTGAGGATGTCCTTGTCGGTGAGCCATCCTCTGATGATGTGGTTAACACTATACAGCTTTACGGCAAGCATGTGGCCTATACATTGGCAATTCCGAAGGGCGATGTCAATGAATGGGTTGATACAGAGGTTATTTTGCCAGCTCCGTTTGAGGGCCGATATTTAACTATCGGATACCCGACATCAGGAATTGACGCAAATATACCGCTCCGATGGAATAAAAAGGTTAAGGTTGAACGCTATGGCTAATTCTGTGAAGTTTAAATTGAATTTGCCGGGGCTTAATGAGCTTATGAAGTCGCAGGAAATGCAAGATGCACTTCTGGAAGCGGGCAAAGCAGTGGCAACGGCAGCGGGATCGGAATATGAAGCGGGAGTCCATACAATAAATTGGATTGCCGTATCAAATGTCTATCCTTCCACAGAAGCGGCGCACCGTGAAAATATGAAAAACAATACGCTCTTGCAGGCACTTGGGAGCGTAGGGTTAAGGATGACAAAAAATGATTGAAGGAACAATTTTAACAGCTTTAAACGGAATATTAACCGATAAGGCTTATATCAGTGTGCCCGAAGTAAAGCCGGACAGGTTTTATGTCATTCAAAAAACAGGCAGCACGTTTACAGACAAAGTAAAAACCGCAACATTAGTGATTCAGAGTTATGCTCCGACCATGTACGATGCTTCCGACATGAATGAACTTATGAAAACGGCAATGCTTGGGCTTATAAGCCGTCCCGACATTTCATCTGTCAAACTTAATTCGGATTACAACTACACAGATACAACGGAGAAAACGTGCCGTTATCAGGCCGTTTTTGTCGTAACTTATTTTGACTAAGGAGGCAAACTATGGGTAATAATGCAACATTTGTTAGTACCGGTAAGCCTGGCAGCGCAGGAGCGGTGTTCAGAGCGCCTAAGGGAACAACGGCACCGACTGATGCAACAACAGCGCTTGCAAGTGCTTTCAAATGCCTCGGTCACGTTTCAGAAGACGGCCTTGAGAATGCCAATGATCTGGAAGTGTCCGAGATAAAAGTATGGGGAGGATTGATCGTATATCGTTCGCTTAATTCTCTTAATGATACGTTTTCGCTTAAACTTCTGGAAAGCGAAAACCCCGAGACATTAAAGGCTGTTTATGGGGCCTCTAATGTAACTGTTGATGGATCCGGCAATATCACAGTCAATGTTAAGGCCGACGATCCGGAAGAGGGCGTATGGGTATTTGAAACCCGGCTTAGGAATGGATTAGCAAAAAGGATTGTTATTCCGGATGGAGCCATTACAGCCAGAGATCCTATCACGTACAACGACACGGATGCTATTGCTTACGGTATCACAGTCAGCGCATATCCGGATTCAAACGGGAAAACACACACGGAGCATATAGGATCTCCGGATGCTTCTGTATAAGAGGTGAAATATGACAAAAGGAACAACAAAAAGCGGGATTTCATTCAGAATAGATGAGCGGGTCAAGGATGATGTCAGGCTTCTGTATATACTTACAAAGATACAACAGCCGGACGTTGACCCTATGGACGCATCAAACCTTCTTATGTCGCTGCTTAACATCATATTCGGCAACGAAGAAGGCGCATTTACGTTCATGAATGAGGTTGCAAATCATAACAAAGGTGTATGTGACACCAAAACCATGATGAAGGAGTTGAATGAGATTCTTGAGGCTTGCCGGATAAAAAACTCCTCATCCTCGCACAAATCATCATCCAGTGCGAGGAAGAGTTGAAATGCGATCTTGCTGAAACCTATCATTTGTTCCTACCCAACTTTTTCGAGCTGCCAGAGGGATACCCACCATCCTTCGTGGCAGCTCTTACTTTGGGTTTACATGAAGATTCAAGGGTAAAAAAGAAGTTATCAAAACAAAAGTTAAGCTTGGATGAAATGCTTCTGGCCGTTATTGCGGACCGTTTAAATGTTCTTGTATGGCAAAACACAAAAGATGGTCACAAGGGACGAAATCAGCCTAAGAGCATATTGAAAGAGCTTACAGAAGACAAGCAAAAAGAAGAATTATACGTATTTGACACTCCGGAAGATTTTGATGAGTGGTATGAAAAGTCGAGGACCTAAATATGTCAGAGATCGGAACCGCTTATGTGCTCATAGAGCCAACAGCACAAGGTATTAGTGGGAAAATTGAAAAAGAGATGGGTGGAGTTGGCGCGACAAGTGGTGCGTCATTTTCCAAAGGTTTTAGTGGCGCGTTAAAGGGTGCCGGAGTTGCGGTTGCTGCCACAGGTGCCGCAGTCGGAGCTATGGGCGCAAAATTGGTATCATCAGCAAGCGCCGCAGCGGAATACGGTGACAATATAGATAAAATGTCTCAAAAACTCGGATTATCAGCCGAAAGTTATCAGAAGTGGGATTATGTTTTGGGTCAGTCGGGCACTGATATAGACAGTATGCAGACCGGACTGAAAACCATGACGAACAAACTGGATGATGCGAAGAATGGATCCGAGGATGCACAGGCAATGTTTGCAAAGCTTGGATTGAGTCTTAATGACATTCAGAACATGAGCCGCGAAGATGTTTTTGGTGCTGTTATCGCAGGATTTCAGGGCATGGAAGACAGCACAGAACGTGCGGCACTTGCGAATGATATGTTCGGCAAAAGCGGTCAGAACTTGACACCATTATTCAATGAGTCTGTTGAAAGCACTCAGGCGCTGATGCAAGCTGCCGAAAACTTAAACATGATAATTAGTGATGATGCTGTCAAGGGTGCCGCGGCTTATCAAGATTCGCTTGATACCATGAAACGTACAATGGCCGGGGTCACAAGGGATCTTACATCGCAGTTCATGCCGGGCATTACACAGGTAATGGACGGATTAACACAGATATTTGCGGGCAATTCAGAGGGTGGAATACAGCAGATATCCGAAGGTGTGCAAAGCGTAGTTGATGGAATTATCGAGCATCTGCCCGAGATAGCCGAAACAGGAACACAGATCCTTGAGGCACTTGCAAAAGCCATCCTCGACAATCTGCCCCAACTCGTAGATGTTGGAATGGACATAGTTACCGAATTATGCACATTTATCATCGATAATTTGCCCGAAATCATACAAGTTGGATTACAGATTATAACTGAACTTGCGATGGGAATTGCGGAAGCGTTGCCGGAGTTGATTCCAACGATAGTTGATACCATTTTGACCATCGTTGATTATCTCATCGACAATGTTGATTTGCTGATAGATGCGTCAATAGCCATAATTTTGGGACTTGCAGAAGGGCTGATAAAGGCCTTGCCGAAGCTGATAGAAAAATTGCCGGAGATAATTATCAAGATTGTTGAAGCGCTGATAAGGAATGCCCCGAAGATCTTGAAAGCCGGTGTTGAGTTAATTGTCATGCTCATCAAGGGCATTGTCAGTTGTTGGAAAAAAATATTTGAAATCGGCAAACAGA